AGCAACGGAAGTGTTTGATGCCGTGGTTGCGTCTGAGGTGTCGTCAGAGGATGGGCTAGAGATAGTCAACGCCGTCCAAGATGCGCCTTTAGAGGTCAAGGAAGCATTTGAAGAAGAAATAAATGTATTTGCTGGTGTGTTTGACAACTATGTCGCTTTGGGTTCCGAAATTGATGTTGGCGACCGTAGAACAGTTATTGCCGTAGGAGCCGCTGTCGCTGTTGCTGGTGCGATAGGGGCCACTGGGAGTCCCTTGGGTGGCTCTGGTGGCAATTCCGGTGGTGGGTCGCCTCAGGGGTCTGGCAACAATACGGCCCGTAAACCCGAAGAGGAAGAAATGAATGGGGAAATTGCTTGGGATGGGGTGGAGTGGATAAAACAAATATCTATTTTTAAGTACAATAATGGAATAAGAATTTTGGATTGGAGTCAATTTATGAAAAAATTTAGTTACGGCATCCTTAATTTAGGATTTACAATTTCTGGGTCTTTGGTGGTTTATTTAACCCTGTCCGGAACCATTCAGAGAATCGCTGGAATTTCCTCAATTATTGCTTTTATGGGAGCCATGTATTTACATATGAAAGAGCCGGATAGCGAATAGTTGCCGCTATACTAAATCTACAACACAACAACTTAACGAGGTATCAATGCTCCCAAATAAAGATGTCCTAGATATTGCAAAACGCGAATGCAAAGGCGACGCTACGCCAGAAGAGGTCTCCTGGCTTTGCGATGAAGAAAATCGCCTGGCGTGGTGTCACGCTTTAATCACCGCACTTTCTGATTCCGATTCTCAAATGGTTTTCCATAAGACCAGAATAGATATGCTGGCAAAAGACGCCCAATTGGGACTGATGGACGCCAATGATTACCACGAAGAAAAACTCAAATTTGATGACTGGTTTAGAAAAGCGCAAAGATATCGCAACGGAATCAACAAGAGACTTTCTGAAGTCAAAACAATTATAAGTAGTGCTTCTAGGCTAAACCTGGTTGAGGAAAATGCTCGACTAGCGCGCGCAATCATTGAACACAAACGCGCTTCTTTTGAAGGCGATTATAACGCAGAACCGCATGATATTTGTCTGTGGCAGAACATAGCAAAGAATTAAAAACCTACGACCCATCGTCGTTAATCAAAGCCATAAGAGTTTTGGCGGATACTTGCGACGGGGCTCTAGGAAAAGATTTTGTTGGCTTCAATAGGGCCGACTCTCGATATGGGACGATGCTTGCTTTGGCCCCAGCATCAAGTTGGACAAATTCTGTTTGTTATGAAGCGTGGATGATGCTTGCTAAATATAAAAATCAATTACTAGTGAACAATATAAATTATGACGAAATAGAGCCTCCGTTGCGCCCGTCAAATTTTGCCGAAGAATTCAGTAAAGCAAACATTAAACTTAATAATCAAACCAAAAATTCTATTTCAACAAATGGCGAGTTGTTTATTATCCGATGTGAATACGATGAACAATTAATTGAACAAATACGCGGAATACCAAACGTATTTTGGAATACCCAAGCATTGGTTTGGCTTGCGCCGCTTTCTAGTGAAAAACAAATTGCAAAACTTGTACAAAATTATGGATTTACAATATCGGAAGGTGTAAGCATGCCGGGCATAACTTCAGCGCCAATTACAAATAATAACAAAAAAATTACAGTGTCTAAGAGTGGAAGATTGATATTTGACTTTGAATATCATCCAGAAATTGTTGCGGAAATCAAAAAAATTCCTGGTCGCCTTTGGGATGTAAAGAAAAAGTTTTGGTCCATACCCCCAGTCATATCCGGGATAGAAATAGCCGACAAGTATGGGTTTGAAGTATCTTCTCAAATTCGCACCGCAATTATGAATTCTGCAAAAAAAGAAGCAGAACTTTTAGAAAAATCGGCATCTGTTGATGCAGACGTAGAGGTGCAAAACCTTTCTGGAACGCTTATGCCGTATCAAAAAGCCGGTGTTTCTTATGCCTCGTCTGTTGGCCGTTGTTTAATTGCCGACCAAATGGGACTTGGTAAAACGGTCGAAGCAATAGCGACACTTGAATTAAGAGACGCATTTCCTGCGGTTGTTGTTTGTCCTGCGTCCTTGAAAGAAAACTGGCGGCGTGAAATCAATAAGTGGCTGCCACACAGAACCGTCAACATCGTGTCCGGCAAGACCGACATTGTAAATGCCGATATAAATATAGTCAATTACGACATTCTTTATAAATTCGTTGACGCAATAAAACATCTTGAACCAAGTGGATTGGTGCTTGACGAGTCGCATTACGTAAAAAACGGAGCATCAAAAAGAACAAAAGCGGCGAAAGATATAGCCTCTAAAGTACCCAAATCGGGAAGTGTCCTATTGCTTTCCGGAACACCGGTCACGAACAGGCCTTCAGAACTTGTAAGTCAACTTGAAATTATGGGCATGCTCAGTCGCTTTGGAGGCAAATGGGCGTTCCTTAAGAGATATACCGCCGCCTACCATAACGGTTTTGGTTGGGATACAAATGGCGCAAGTAATTTGATGGAACTCAATACAAAATTGCGACAAAACTGTTATATCCGCAGAACAAAAGATGAAGTATTAAAAGAGTTGCCGGAAAAAAGTAGAAACGTAATTCATTTAGAACTAAGCGGAAAGGGACAAAAAGAATATTTTTCTGCTGAAAACGACCTCGTTCTTTTCCTGAGAGAAAATGGTTACAAGTCCAAAGACTCGTCTGAGCACATGGCCCGTACTCAGGTTTTGAAACGTCTTGCTGCTTGGGCAAAAATGGATTCGGTAGAAGAGTGGATTGATTCTTTTCTTGAATCTTGCGATAGAAAACTTGTTGTTTTTGCTCATAATGTCGACGTTGTGGACCATCTTGCCAGCAAATATGGCGGGCTGCGCGTGAGTGGGCGTGATTCCCTCGAGGAGCGTCAGCATGCGGTTGATTCGTTTCAAAACGACCCAAAGGCAAGAGTTATCGTCCTTAATCTTCAGGCTGGTGGTGTTGGTATTACTTTGACTTCTGGTTCAGATGTTGTATTTGTCCAGATGGGTTGGACTCCAGGCGAACACGACCAAGCGGAAGATAGATGTCATCGAATAGGGCAAAAAAATAATGTTCAGGCTTGGTACCTACTTGCTTCGGGAACAATCGATGAAGACATCTATTATTTGGTGGATTCAAAACGTTCAGTGGTTGACGCCGTCACGGAAGGCGATGAAATTGAACAGCAGTCTTTAGTGAAGGATTTAATGAACAGAATACTCGCCAAAAAGAATGATTAGACCATAGTCGGGCTATACGAATCCTTCGTTGAGACTGTGTTAGGCCATCCGGCCTCAACAAAGGAGTTAGCCATGGACAAAAAGAAGATGAGTTATGACCAAGTTCTCAAAGGTGGAGCATTGGGCTTAATCGTTTATTTCTGCGATAAATACAACGTAGATGCAGAAATGACAGCACTATTAATGCCGCTTGCGGCTGCGGGCCTTGCTCTTTTGAGCACAAAAATTGGCGACCCAACGGTTGCTTCATTCTTGGCCAAAAAACCAGAAGATGAAAAGGCAAAGGCCAAAAAGTAAGTATCGCTACCCCGGGGTGGGCGCTTGGTGCGTAGACACTCCGCCAAGCGCCTTCTCTGGCTGTTGATTTATGGAACAGATTAAAAATATTTTATTGCGAATTTTGGCGACATTTGCCGCAAGCGGTTTGGGCGTTATAGGCGCTGGAACCATAGCGGGCGTTCCTGTCTGGAAAGCAATTTTCATGGCTGGGATTGCTGGCGTTGCGGTTGTTGTTGAAGGGTTATCCAGGTCGTTTTTGGATGATGGTAAACTCAGCATTGACGAAATCGATGCCGTATTTAGTAAGGTACAAAAGCAAAAACCAGATAGTGTCGTCGCTGAATAGGAGAGAATATGTCTCAACTTTACATTAAAAAATTAACACCACCAGCGGATGTTGCGGGACATAAACCAGGTCGTTTGCCAGAATCCTTGTTGTCGAAAGTTGATGGTGGACGGCTGCACTGGCGCGCTGCAAATGCCTGGAAGGCAATGAAGGCCGCTGCTGCAGCAGAAGGCATGGAACTCAAGCCGACCTCAGCAGGCGACCTTTACCGCTCATACGACGCACAACTCAAAGTTTTTCTCGAGCGCTACCAAAAGGAAGCAATTCCTGGCGCCAGTACTCGCACATTTGAGGGCGTCAAGTGGTATAAGAAGTCAGAGAAACTGGCGAGCCTCGCTGCGCCGGGCACTTCTCAGCACAATAGCGGTTTGGCCGTTGACGTCCACACCGCAAGTGGCCCGCGTCTTCAATGGATGATTGCCAACTGCGCCAAATTCGGCTGGAGTTGGGAAGTTGTACCAGAAGAGCCCTGGCATATTCGTTATACAGAAGCCGATAACGTGCCCGAAGCAGTCAAGGCGTGGATGGACGCAAACCCCGGCGAAGTGTGTTCTGCTGGAGCGGCATCAGCGCCAGCACCCCAGCCACAACCCCAACCGGCAGTTACTCCTGCTGTGCCCAAAGCGAGTGGTGAAGGGCAAGTAAAACGCGGTAAAGCCAATGCTGCATCTAACCCAATTTTGCAATTGGGTTCGAAAGGTGTCGCGGTTCGTACTTTGCAACAACTTTTGAACAAAGCAGGAGTTAAGTGCGCAATTGATGGTGATTTTGGTCAAAAAACTCAAGCGGCAGTGAAGGATTTTCAATCAAAAGTTGGGCTCGAGCCAACAGGTGTTGTCGAGCACAAAACTTGGGCTAAAATAAATCCCTAGAGAATACTTTATCTATACTCGTAAACCTGTGAGACTTCAAGCGTGTTGATAATCAACATACAAGCAGAGTAACAAAGGAGTCATAACAATGGCTGCAAATACATCGACAATTTCATTTGACGTACATGACTGCAAAGTTTATCCAGTCACGGCAGATGTAACTGGTGGCATTACATACGGCTCGGCCGTTGATGTCCCGGGTATCCAAGAAGTTTCAGTAGAACCGAACTTCATCAGCGTTGAGTTGAAGGGTGACGGAAAGGTCCTCGCCAAGAAAGGTAAGGTCGACCGTCTTAACTTCTCAGCAACATACAGTGAATTGAGCCTTAATGTTCTTGCCACTATTTTTGGTGGTTCGGTTGGGACATCGGGTTCTGGTTCAGCAGAGTCTGCATCTTATGAATTTGACGGCGACTCGCTTCCGAACTTTAAGATTGAATTTTTGGTCAATGACCTTGAATCAGACCTTGCCGAAATGGTGTTTGTGCTAAACAAGTGCCAAATCACGGGTGGAACTATCATGTCTGGTTCAACAGACAACTTCTCAACACCATCGTTTGATGCAGAAGCAATCTTGCCAATCGCAACAGGTCTTGGTTTTGGAACTGTCACCTTCCGTGAGGCTTCAACCGGTCTTTCCGCCTAATAACTAAATAATTCTGCTGGTGTAAACGCCAGCCTTGGAGCAAATATTGCTCTAGGGCTGGCGTTTGCGCGTATCGGGGCGTATGTGTACACTGTCTGTATGGACTATACACCGATGGTATTAAAGAACAAAGGCATCCCTTGCGAATTTGCAAAGTTAAAAAAAGTTGGGGATGTTTTAGAAATAAGTTATGACGAAAACGAAGAAGTCGAAAAAAATGTTTTTCATATCAAATTTACAAATAATATAATTTCTGATATTGAAATACATTTTGGTGGACTCGAAGCATGGCAAGAGCAACTTGAAAAAACGCCATATACGACCATTCGTCAAACGCTTGCGTTTGCATTAAGAAAAACTCCCGAAGAAACCGGAGAAGTCATGCTTGACGGAGAACTAATGATGTATTCAAATATCATTGGTACTGCCTGGGCGGTGGCTAACGGCGTGGACCCCATTATGGCGAGTCAGATGCTAAAAAGCAGCATAGGACTCGCCGACGAACAAAAACGCCTGCTAAACGTGGAGTTGAGCAAAACCCTGAAAGTAGATTCCTCCCCTGGAAACAATGGTTCGGAATCTGGGCCGAAACGGGCCGCCCGTTCGAAGAATTCTGGGAATTAAGCCCTGCGCAGGTAGCAATTGTATTTGAGGCAAAGGGCTTCATGAAAAAAAGAGCAGGTGCTGACCAACTTGCAGCGTTTGCCGCCCAGATGGGGCTAACAGTTAATAAATAGATAAAATCTGCCGTTTGCGTAATTTGCAAACGTGTGAGAAAATACGGCTATGCCAGCCGCAACACCAGGTGGGGTACCCCCACTAGTCGTACACATAAATATTAAAACTGTTGGTGTTGGTGCTGCCGCGTCCGGAATGAGGACAGTCACTGGCGCATCGAAAGCAATGAGTAAGGGTTTTGCAGCCGGGACCATATCTTCAAGAACCCTTGGCGACGCAATGCGTCAAAGCGCAACATTGATGAAGTACACCGTCGCTGGTGCATTTATGAACATTGGTCAAGCGGCGATACAGGCAAGTAGAAATTTTGAATTGTCATTTTCCCGAATCAAAGGTCTCGTAGGAATCAGCACAGACGCAATCGAAACAATGAAAAAAAGCGTCTTGGAGATGGCTACTGACACAACTCGAGGCCCAGAAGAACTAGCCGAAGCGCTTTACTTTATTACTTCTGCTGGTTTGCGCGACTCGGCGGTCGCAATGGATGTATTGAATGTATCAGCACGCGCAGCCGCAGCCGGACTCGGTGAAACAAAAACAGTGGCAGATGCTGTTTCGTCGGCGATTAACGCATACGGTGTCGCGAGTCTTTCGGCAGGACGAGCCACCGACGTAATTGTCGCTGCGGTTCGAGAAGGTAAAGCCGAAGCAGAAACGATGGCTCCAGCGTTCTCTAAGGTTCTTCCAGTTGCCGCAGCATTTGGTGCCTCATTTGAGGATGTCGCTGCAGCGATTGCATCTCTTTCTCGAAGCGGCATGACTGCCGGAACTGCCGGTATTTATGTTCGCCAAACGTTGAGCCAATTGCTTAAGCCGTCAAAACAAGCAAGCGAAGCCCTCGCAGCGATTGGTACAAGCGCTAGTCAAATCAGAAAAGAAGTGCAAGAGCAAGGTTTGTTTGTCGCATTGCAAAACCTATCTACAAAACTTGGAGGAGTGCAAAATGCCGAAGCATTTGCAAAAGTATTCGGCAACGTTCGTGCCCTAACTGCAGTTCTGCAGTTGGTTGGTCCTGCGGCAGCAGAAAACCAAGTGATTTTTGAAAGACTTCAAAATAGCGCCGGCGACCTTGATGACGCTTTTAGTGCTTACGTAGACACCACTGATGCTGCATTTCAAAAAGCAACCGCTGCACAAAGAGTTGCTTTAATTGAACTTGGGGACTCGATTAAGCCTATTGTCACCGGACTGCTAACGATAACTACTAAAATATCTCAATTTGCTTCGGCAATAATGAAAATCCCCGGTGCGGGTATGTTTTTTAAAATTGTTGCTGGAGTAACGCTCATGGTGGCGGCTCTCGCTGCTGTGATGAAGACAACATCTGCGGTTATTCGACTGCTTTCAAATATGAGTATTGCTTTGCGCGGTACTGGTTTTATGTACGATGCTACGACACGCAGTGTGTATCGCTATACCGCGGCGACCAGTGCTTCGGCAAAATCGACAAGAGCGGCTGCTTTAGCCACAAAAGGTTGGATACCGGTAAATCACGGTTTGGCGAAGTCATTTGGAGCAATTGCGAAATCAACCATATTCCTTGTCGCTTTAAGTGCCGCGCTTTATGGTGTCTCTAAACTATTTAGTTTTTTAAAAAAGAAAAGCGAAGAAGCAAAAAGAGCAGTAGAAGGGGCAGCCAAAGCGCTGGCAGACGTAAACGAAATATTGGATGAACAAGTTAAATTTGGGAAAAGTAATCTTTTATTCAACGTCGACGTGAACGTTGACGAAGCAGCGCTTAAAGCAAAAACCGAAAGACTAAAACAGCAGTTTGAAGAACAGGCTCCTGGGTATTTTGAAACCCTTCGAGAAACGATTCAAGATTTAGGAGGTATCGGCACAGAAGCAGGAAAAGCATATCTTGTTGCGTTGATGACCAGCGTTTATGGCGGAATGACAGGAGAAGCAAAAGAAGCAATCAAAAAATTATTTGAAGAAGAATTCAGCATGTCCCCCAAAGACTGGGCTTCAGTTATGGTGCCCGGCAAAACCGGAGATGCTGTGGTTGATGCGCTTACTTATACGGCCCTGGTGGCGGCTGCTTCTGCGAACGACTTTGTTTATAAGGGAATGAAGGGCGTCATAGATATGGACGCATTTAACACAATGATAGCCGATTCTTTTATACCAAGCGCAGGGATGTACGACGATAGAGCAAGAAAAGGAATGACGGCTTTTGGTAAATCCTTTACTGACATAATTCAAGAAACGGGAGGCAATGTGGCCCCGCTTATTCTTGCCATGGAGGAAATTGATAAGGCGGGTAATGCCAATGCCGACACTTTGCGAACTGTTCTTGGTTCGGCATTGACTGGTTTGACTGATGGTCTTGATATGGCAAGCGAATCAAAAGGTGATTTGTCAGCAATGTTTGCCGATACTAAGAATATGGACAATTTTTTAAAAATTATTTCAAAAACCACAGGCAAAGAAAACATGGCGGAAGTAGAGGCAATTTACAAAAACGTAAAAGAACAAATGGCTGCATTGCCCAATTCTGCAGATAAGGGGACTAAGGCACTCAGGATTTTCATAACAGCCATGGGCGAATATACGGTCAAAGGTAAAGAGGTGGACCAAGCAACGCTGGACAATATTTCCAGTTTGGATATGTATGTTGAAACGTTGAAAGCGCAAATCAGCGACTATGAAGCAAGTACAAGTGCTATGAAACAATATGAAGAAGCGTTCCGCGCGCTTCAAGGAGTGACTTTAACCCAAGAGGAACTAAATAGAGACCTAATGGATTCATATCAAGATGTTGGAGACGCAATTCAAAAAAGTAGTGGTGATTTGTCAATCAGTACAGAAGGAGGCCGAAAGGCTCGAGAAGAAATTCAATCTACTGCAGAAGATGTCGTCAAACTTGCAAACGCCTACGCTGCTGCAGGTGACGACGCAAAAGCCGGGCAAGTGTTTGCTACCGGCATGCAAAATATTGTAAAAATTGCTACGCAAGCAGGCGGAGAAAAAGCAGGTGTGGCGGCAGCCCAATTGCTTGAAAACATGGGCTTTACTGGAGATAATTTTAGAGACTCTCTTTTGGCTTCGGCAGCAGCGGTTGATTCGGCCGCCGTACAGACCGGAACACAGGTCACAGACGGAATCGCAAAAGGACTCGCCCTAGGCGCGCCGACAATGTCACAAGCAATTTTACGAGCCTTACAAGGTGTTGTTGTGACCGCAAAAGATTATTTTGAAACAAAGAGCCCTTCAAAAAAGATGGCCAGAGAAATTGGTAAACCCGCGGCTCAAGGTGTTGCGGTTGGTTTCAAAAAAGAAGCCGAATCTGCCGGATTTAAGAGCCTACTCAGTAAATCACTAGATAAGGCCGTCGCCTCTGCATATAAATCTGGAGGAAGAAAAGGCGCATCTAAGTTCTTCGCAGACTTTTTGAAAAAGAAAGAAAAAGTAGAAACACCGGCTCAAGATTTTGTCAAAGCGACAATAGGTCGCATGAAGGACATCATTGGTTCCCTTGGCAATTACATAAATTCGCAATTAAATTTCCGTAAAGCCCAAACAGAACTTGCGAAATTGATTAATATGCAGCGAGGTCTTGATGACCGAAGAAAGAAAGCCGCCAGAGAAGTTCAATATTCAGAAACTCGGCGCGGGCTCGGTGGGGGCGCGCAGGTGACCGGATATGAGCAGGCAGAAATCGACCAACTACAAATTGAGTTTGAAAAGACCTCACGTGACTATGCGATGGGACGAGCAACCTATACCGACCTTGTTGATGCGGAAATTGCTCTCTTTGAAGCCCGCGCAGCAGCAACGGAAATAAATGATGAAGTTATTAATTCGCAAAATAGTTTTATTGATGCGACCGTTGAGGTAGAAAATAAATCTTTAAATCTTGCCGCAGCGACAGTTAACGTACTTGAATCGTACGTTGATGTTACCGAAGCGGCAGCGGAATTATATTACAACCATAAAGAACTCGCCGGCGTTTATGAAACTTTGGCAAAAGCAACAGGAATAGCAAGTGGGAAAATTGTTGTCGGCTCTAAGGATTTGTCAACACTCGGAGAAGATGTGGGCAAACTGGGCGGATATACATCGACTGTTGGCGGATATGTTTCTACGCTTGGTAATAACGTCGGCGTAACCGGACAAGCATTTACAACACAATTTTTTGGCGAAAACGGAATCTTTAAAACACTTGAAAAAACTGGCACAAATGTAAATTCTCTTACAAAATCAATTGGTGCTGACTTCACAGATATGAGTGCTGGACTTCTTAATCCGGATAGCGAATTGCAAAAAAATTTATTAAGTTTGGGACCATCCATTTGGGAAGCAATTAAAACGGGAGCACAAGAAGCATTCGATAAATCGCCATTGAATCTTGCGGTCAGCGTAAACGCTGTAGTTTCCAAGAGTGGAAGTGGAAGTGTTTCTTGGAAGGTTGATGACGTAACCGCAATAACGTCAAAAAATAGCGGCTACGTCAGCCCATCCAAGGCGGCCGATGTAAATCCAACAACAAGGACGCCGATTTCGTCAAGAAAAGCCGTTGGTGGACCAGTCCAAGAAATGACACCATACCTTGTTGGCGAACGTGGTCCAGAAATGTTTGTGCCTAAAGTATCGGGAACTATTGTCACGACTTCGGCTCTTGAGCGATATACCAGAACAAAACCCGCCGGAGCATCGACACAGCAAGCAGCCGCAGCAAACAATATTATGGTGACCGTGAATAACCCAGTCCCAGAAGCAGCGCAAGATTCAATTACTCGCCGAATGAAGGTTTTGGCAAATAGTGGAATGTTTGGGTGATATAGATGTCCACAGTTCTTCCAAACGTTCTCGAATGGTATTCGGTTAATGGCGTTGAGTTGGCAACCCATGGCTACATGTTGTCATCGATAGAAAAAGGCATTCCGGCCAAAAAAGGCGAGAATGTCGGTTCGGCGATTGTGCACGGAACTCAATGGAGAGAAAAGCGGCTTGACGCAAGAAGTGAGACTTGGACAATTTGGATAACAGACAATGAACCAGTTACAGGCTCTGTTGCTTTAACTCAGAGCGGAAGACGTTCACAGTTTAATGAAAACTATGACACAGTCTTTAATCTGCTTAATGAAATGCCAGAACTACTTACTGTAACGCATGTGCGCGTTGACCCAGATGATTCGAGCCAATACGCATCACGAATAGCGTATGGTGAAATTGTTGGGGCAATAAACGTCTCCGACCATAGAGATTTAAATTACACAGAATTTACTGTTGAGGTTCAATTCCCGGACCCACGTTGGTTTTCTCCGACATCGGTGTCCTCGTCTGTCGCGTTTTCTGGTTCAAATATTGCCGT